TAGAGGTAAGTGATAACTTTAAAGATTTTCAACATTTCTTAACTCATTTATCAGCAGACGATTATCCATATTCATATGACCCTACATTTGAACCAGAGTATAATAATGATAAAACATTTGCTTTAATGTTGAAAAAAGGTGATGATATTATAGCTACATATGCAGGTAAGAGTATGCCTATGTCAACTTTTCATTTAGATTTTAAAGAGTGGTCTGCCGGCGAAGGTAGTACATATGAAACAATGGAAAATATAATTGATGATTCAGAAAAAGATTGTTATTATAGTTCTTGTCAATGGGTATCTAAAGACCATAGAGGTAAAAAATTTGGTATGATATTAGACCATTTAAAAAAGAATATTTGTTTTGATATTTTTGAAGCTGATATACAATATGCAATACATAAAGAATCTTTTAAAGATTATCATTTAAATGGTTTACATTATGATGAAAGTAAATGGATTGCTACTATACCAAAAGGTGATGTGGGTGGTGCAGGTGAAAAGAAAGATAAAGTATATCATATTACTTGGGTTACCAAAGAATCTTGGGCGAATAAATTAAATGATGTACGAAAACTTTATAATAGATGATTTTTTATCTGATAAAGAATTAAACTCTTTTACATATAATAATAAAGAAGTATTTGAATCATCAACAGGCAACTTAACTTTATATTATCAAAAGTTATTAACTTCAATTTCAATTAAGATAGCAAAACATATAGGAAACTTTTCTATAAGGGATGCTCATATTTACGATTTAAAACAACCTTATAGATTACATTGTGATAGTGGTAAAACAAAAACTTTTCATTATACTATAATTGTTCCTTTAGATAAGCAACCACAAGGTGGCATTTTTATAATGAATCAATGGGCAGATACAACATATAGTTTAGATGATTATTACACACAAGATTGGCAATCAGTATTATCTTTTGAAGAACGAAAAGAAAAAATAAAAGAGTTTGATTCAAATATATCTTTACCTGATAGTTTAGACTTTAAACATATAAAAGATAAAAGAGGATTTAGTGTTAAAGAATATTTTAAATATAATTATAATCAAGCAATTATGTTCCCTAGTAAGTTTTTTCATTGTAGTCAAAATGTAGAAAATTTTACAAACAAAAAATCATTAGCGATATTTACAGATGTTAAATAATTATACATTTACACCTACTGAATTACCTAAAAAGTATCGTATTCAAATTAATAATATTATAAAAGATATTGTTGATAGTAAGACTGATCCATATTGGAAAAATTATACAGATAAAGAGTTTAATATAGATGAACAAACTGCCATATCTGTAAGTTGTGATAAAGATGATGTGAAAGTCATATCAACAATATATCATAGAGAGTTTTTTGGTGAAGGTGTATATAGACTATGGAATAGATTTCTATATTCTAAAGATTTTAGAGAAACAGGTGGGTCTAAAAAGAGAGGTGGAGTACATATAAATCATCCTGTATTAGAACAACAAATAGATTTTATAGAGAAACTTAATCCTAAATTTTACTTTATTAGTAGGCAAAGAACAAATACTAGATGGTTAAAGTATTATTTTGATAATTTTAATAAGGATTATGATAGAAATTTGATGGTAAGTGACCAACAATATTGGGTATGTAATGGGAATAAAGAGGGATGTGTTCAAACAATTATCTATCCTAAAGACAAAAATATACCATTTAAACTATATAAATATAACCAAGGAGAATAAATTATGGCAATTATTATTGACGGTAAAGAATATGACGAGAAGAAATTTAGTATAAAATTAAGAAATTACATAGTGTCCAGACAAGAAATTGAACAATCAAAAGTCAGACACGAAGTTGAAATTGAAAAGATTAATGTTTTAACTAATTATTACAATACTAAAATCTCCGAGTTAATAGAACAAGAAAAAGTAAAACCAGAACCAGTAAAAGAGAAGTAATAAATGGCAGCGATAGCTAATCTGATTATTGACCAAGGGGCTAGTTTCAGCTCTGACGTGACCGTGAGAGACGCAAATAACGAATTATTTAATCTGACAGGCTATACAGCTTCTGCCAAGATGGCATTAGGTTATTCATCTACACGAACAAGAACGACAATCACTAGTACAATAGCTTCAGACGCCTCAACAGGTGTCATAACTTTGTCTCTAACAGCGACAGAAACAGCAACATTAGAGGCGCCAGCTAGATATGTCTATGATGTAGAAATTACGCAGACTTCAACTGGTCAGGTTACTAGGGTGATTGAGGGAATAATAACAATTAGACCTAACGTTACCACATAATAAGTTTATAAATATACCAAAGAGAGAGAATAAATGGCAGATATCACAGCAAAAATTAATGCCCCTACTTCAAGTGGACCTCAAAAAGTATCGGTCACACTACCTAGTGGGTCAGCGCAACAAAATAGTTCACTCTCTTTAAAGTTGTTGGGTGATGTAGAAATGACAGGCGCAGGCGACGGAGCTATACTACAATTTAGAGCAAGTGATAGTAAGTTTGTGGCTAGAAATGAAATCAGTACAACAACAGGTACACTAACTTTTAATGGCGGGAGTTTCTAATAAGTTATGGCAACGGTAATACAGATAAAACGAAGTTCGGCGGCAACAGCACCATCAACATTAAAACTTGGTGAATTAGCCCTTACTTTTGGAACAGGCTCACAATCAAACAACGGCGATAGATTATTCATAGGTACTGGTGGCGTTGATTCAAACGGTGACGCTAATTCAATTGATGTTATAGGCGGTAAATATTTTGCTGACTTAACAGATCACGTACACGGAACATTAACTGCTAGTTCAGCACTCATAGCAGATTCAAACAAAGCAATAGACGAAATAGTTATCGGTAATGATAACACAAATGGCGGTCAAGTTAAATTAAACGAAGGTACTGCCAACGGAACAAATTTTATAGGAATTAAAGCTCCTAATGCAGTAACCACTAGTACAACTTTTAGGTTACCTGACGGAGACGGATCAGCAGGTCAGTTTTTAAAGACTGACGGTTCTGGTAATTTAGATTTTGCAACCGTAAATCAATTTATAAATTTAGCAGGTGATTCAGGAACAGATGTTTACAATACTGCTGAAACTTTAACATTTACTGGTGGTTCAGGTATAGATACAGCGGTTACTGATAATGTGGTTACGGTAACAGCAGCAGGGATTACAAACTCTAATTTATCAGGTAGCGCAGCTATCACAAATGCAAACATAGCAAATCCAAATGTAACCATAGGTTCAACGCAAGTTGATTTAGGTGCTACGGTAACAGGATTTGCAGGATTAACTTCATTAGCTGTTGACAATATTACAATTGATGGCAATGATATATCTACAACAAATTCAAATGGTGATTTAACAATAACACCAAACGGCACAGGTACGGTAACGGTACCTAGTGGTTATGAAGATAGAAGTGGTTTTGGCGATACATCTTTAGCAAACAAAGCTTATGTTGACCAAGTTGCTCAAGGTTTAGATACTAAACCATCTTGTAGAGTTGCTACAACAGCAAACTTATCAGCAACTTATAACAACGGTACTGCTGGTGTTGGTGCAACATTAACAGCAGGTTCAAATGGTGCAATATCAATTGATGGCGTATCACTATCTTTAAATGATAGAGTTTTAGTTAAAGATCAATCAACAGCTGCTCAAAACGGTATCTACATTGTATCAACGGTAGGTTCTGGTTCAGCTGCTTTTGTTTTAACAAGAGCAACACCTGAAGATCAGCCTGCTGAATTAACTGGTGGTTCATTCGTATTTGTTGAAGAAGGTTCAACTAACGGTGATAACGGTTATGTGTTTACTCATACAGGTGCTCCAACTTTTGGCACAACTGCTTTAGATGTAGCACAATTTTCTGGTGCAGGTCAAGTCGTTGCCGGTGACGCATTATCAAAATCAGGTAATACTTTAAATGTTGAAGTTGATGACGCTTCAATAGAAGTAAGTTCAGACGCATTAAGAGTTAAAGCTTTAGGTATTCAAAATTCAATGATCGCTAATAATACGATTGCTACATCAAAATTAGCAAATCCTTTTATTAGAATTACAGATGAATCATCAACAACTGGTCAAGTTTCATTAGAAGAAAATTTAGATTTTTTAGCTGGCGAAGGTATCAATACCGTAGTAGATAATAATTCAATTACTATTGCTGGTGAGTTAGCTACAACATCAAATAAAGGTGTTGCCTCTTTCAGTTCTGATAACTTTACCGTTTCCTCTGGTGCTGTAACCGTTACCACAATTGATGGAGGATCATTCTAGTGGCTACCGTAATAAAATTAAAAAGATCAGAAACACCAAGTCAAATACCAGGTTCAGGAGCATTAGAAGCCGGCGAATTGGCAATGAATGTTACCGATGGTAAATTATATACTAAAACTACAGGTGGTGTTGTAAAAGAAGTTGGTGGTGCAGGTGCTGTTACCTTACAAGCGGTAACAACTTCCGGAAATTCATCAACAAACGATATTCAATTAAATAATGCTAATATTATTTTTGAGGGTTCTAGTTCAGACGCATACGAAACTACTTTAACGGTAACTAACCCTACAAGAGATAATACGATAACTTTTCCTAATCAGTCAGGAACGGTTGGTATGGATGGTGACGCTTTAGCGTACTCAATAGTATTTGGAGGATAATAAGTGGCGAGTACATTTAAAAATGCTGGAATGACCGTGGTAACAACGGATAACTCAAGCGCTAACTTATACTCAGCTGGCGGTTCAGTATATTCTGTTGTACACGCATTATACATTTCAAATAAGAGTTCAACAAATGAAGCAAATGTAGATGTCAAGGTTACTACTGATGGTGGCTCTACTTTTTATCATATAGGAAAATCATTAAGAGTTGCAGCTTCAAACACATTAGTTTTAGATAAACCTATAAATTTAGAACCAAATGATGTTTTAAGAGTTGTAGCCGAAGTAAACGCAGACTCATCATCACCAGATGTTGAGGCATATGCTAGTATATTGGAGATTAGTTAATGGCTGGTTTAGGTCACGTAGTTCCTTTAAGTCAACAAGGTGCTGAATCATTTCACGGATTAAGAAGAACGCAAGAAGGATTATTATATTACACAAAAGTTGATAAAGACGGCGCTGATATTATTGATCCAGAGGGCGGTGTTCCAACAGATAAAAATGGTGGAAAACAACTTCCTACAAAACAGGATTATACCGAAGAAGATTTTGATTTTCAATCAACTATTCAATACTTTGCTGGTGACGGATCAGCAACAACATTTACTTTAAGCCCAGCACCATTAGACATATCAAGATTTCAAGTTTATATTAATAACATTAAATTAGAAAGAGATAGAGATTACACATATTCAAGTCCTACTTTAACTATTAAAATGAAACCAGCAAATGGGGCAATGATTTCAGTAGGATTACAAAATAAAAAATATAGAAACAACACAAATGACAAATTTGACCAGTATGTTTTTGAAGACGGAAACGCAGTATATTTTATAGATTCAGATGGTTATTTAGTCAAAAGGGAGAACGCAGATAGAGCTACAACAGCATTAGGTAGTGATGACTTTTCAACTGCTGAATCAAGTATATATTCAGTAGCGTCAACAACTTACCAAGACGCTGTTTAACCTTTATAAATAGTATTATTAATTAAGGTATACCAATGGCAGATTTTAAACTAGGACGAATTAAATTTAAATGGAGAGG